AACGCCTCCTGGTCGGACTCCTGAAGCGCAGTCAGGGACAACTGCGTTCCATTAAGGGTTTGTGAAGGCATCGCTTTGAGTCCTGTCGAATAGATCAGCGATTGGCTTGGTTGGCATGGCTGGGATAGTGATCGACTTGCCATTGAGGCTTGCCAGATCTACACCAGGTTGGGTCACGACGCCGAAGAGGGTGCCCAATGCTACGCCGTGTTGCAGGAACTGGTTCAGTCCTGACAACTCGAACTTCAAGCCAAGGTCCACGCCCATGTCGTGAGCCGAATGCTGGTCCATGGTTTGGATGGTTACGCCACTGACATCAATCAGCTTGTGCAGCTTGGCCTTCCCGTAGAGTTCCATTGGGAGCGCTAGGGTGGCCGGGAGCCGCATGTCGTGAGCAGTGTGTCCGCCAGTGTTGTGCCAACGGATGTGCCCCCAGTCAAGCATGACCACGGCGTCTTCGTTGATCTGCTGGATGTACTGCACGCTGTACGAAGACAGTTGCGACATGATGTTCAGCATGGCTTTCTGGATGTCTTGCAAGGTCAGTGAGGTTCTCAACTGCAAGCCAGTGGCCTGGTTGATTACCGACAGCATGATCTCGTCCAGTTCAGCCGGAGAATACCCTTCGAAACTCAAGCCACGGTCACGCAGCCACGTCGGGTAGTTCTGACCATGGTCCATGTCGACTGGCATGTCAGCATAGAAGCGGTTGGTCATCAACTGCATCTCAGCGTACGTCCACAAGTCTTCCCGGAAGACGTACAGATCGCGGTGCAGAAGCATGCGTTTCTGAATGTCTTGGCAAACCTTGAGGAAAGCATCCACGGAGACATAGCTGGTGATGTCGACGTTGTCCTTCAGAGCGGCTCTGATGAACTTATCGGACACATTGGCCCGGGTGGTCATACTGCGCAGCTCATCGAACTCAGGCAACGGCATGCGCCGCACCCGCTTGGCTCGGATCTGAGGGATCTCCACCATGTCCACGCCTAACCGAAGCATGTACAGGTACTGGTAAACGAGGAATGCTTCCTTCATCGACAGCTTGAAGCTCTCTCCGCCGTTCGGAAGCTGTAACGTGAGCACCGTTTTATAGATGCCAAGGTCCGCAAAGTAGATCCACTGGTTCAACAACACATCTGCCAGCGTGTAAGGCTCCGATTCCTTCATGTCAAGCACGTTGGACTCGAGAACTTTGGTGTCCACTTGAGCACTGAGGCTCCGAACAGCCGCTGCCGGGATGTACTGCTCAGCGTATTCCTCTTCGCCGACGTTGGAACGGGCCAACTTGCGCTGAAGGTCCAGCATTTGACGCGTGTTTTTGAGATCGAGACCCAACGCTGATGGGATACCGTTGATCGAGGTCCGCATGTACTGGATCTGCGGGTCGAAATCAGTGGTCACGTTGCCATCGTTCTGCTGCAAGGTGTATTCAGCGACCGGGAAGTTACGCTCGGTCATCACATTGCCGACTAATTCACGGAAGATCTCGTCTTTACCGTTGTTACGCATGATGTAACGGATGTTCCGGTAGAAATAAAGCCGTTGGAACTCGTTCATCTGGGTGTAGTACTGGTCCAGCGGCCCAAACGACGCCAAGTAGCGACGAATGTGGTAGCTGTGTACCTGAGGTGTGTGGCAGTTCTGAGTCCGGAGGCTTTTAATAGCTCCCGGCATGGCCATAAAGAGGATACCCAACCGCGCAGCCGTGAAAAGGCTGTTGTTGATGCGGTAATCGTCCTGTGCCCAACGTGTAAACTGTGCTGTGATCCAGTCTTGCAGCTTTGGAATCAGGTTCGTCTCACGCCCTTCAACCAACGAAGAGTCAAAATAGAGAATACTATGATCCGGCGCGGCAATTGCCGTGGCCATATCCACCGGGCTCAAAATCCCGTGGATCAACATGTCCTGAGTCGGGTACTTGGTGATCAATTCGGTGTAATACCGAGAGCCGTATTGGTACTCACGCCAAGTGGCTCGGTGGATGTCCATATTTTCACGTGTGAAGTCGATTTCCTCATGAGTATCCATGGAGGTGACTTTCATCAACGTATCGGTCGGGTGATACTGACCATTCAGATTGAGGTAATACTTCCAGGTCTCTGGTGCGTCGTCGAGAACCTCTTTTCCAAGAGCCGACACGCGTCCATTGATGACCTGACAAGTAGCCTCATCTTTCACCACAAGAGTGGCGGCCAGTTTGGTCACCGACTCGTGATAGATCTGATAAAGATTACTCATCGTTCGATTTCCAGACGGATATATAGAGGTAAACATGACTGACGAAGTACGGCGGTTTACGAGATTCGCTACGAACCGTTCTATTCCGAACGAGGTCAAGGCAGCTATCTCCAAACTCGGTGCCGATCCCCATGGACCTGGTAACCAACGCAAAAACATGCGGCTACCCGATGGTCGTGTGCTGGCTCACGTTGCCAACACGACCATCGGTAACATCCGCGATGCTCGCAACTTGTTCCAAGTCTTGCCGGACATGGACTATGCGCGACAGATCGTCAACTCGGCAACGATCTCCCCGGGTGACTTGACCGACACCAAGGTTCTGTACACGATCAAAGATGCATCCATGGATAGCAACCTCTCTGGGCCTCTGCTCAGGAAGGTACAGGAGTTCTTCGATAATTCCTATAGGATTAGGCCGCTGCTGCAACCGATCTTGAACGATGTATTGTTCGAGACAGGTAGCTACCCGATCCTCATTATGCCGGAATCCTCGATCGACCGAATCATCAACGCCGACAACTATGGTGGCGTGTCGATGGAATCGGCAGTGGAGACTCTGGACGGTCACCTGCGTCAGGAAACTGATGACAAAGGTAACTACGTGCCATGGGGTATCTTGGGTAACTCCGGTAATGCTCCAGCCAAGGTCGACAGCTACACCGGTGTGTCGTTTGAAAGCCTGTCGTTCGGCCATGACCGTACCATCGGTAACTGGGATGGTGAAGTCAAGGTCTCCAACTTCAAAGTCAGTCTCGAGCAGTTGCTGGTTGACGTAGAAGAGAACAAGGAAGCCCGAACCAAGCTGACCGAAGCGAGCACCAAGCTGGTCAAACTGGTGGAAGGTAAAGGTTCGACCATTCAGGTGACAGACAACCTGTCCATCCTGAAGCGTCCGATGGTCGTGGATGCCAAACGCAAGATCGCAGTACGTCGTATCTACGGTGGTAAGCTGCATCAGCGTGCATCGCTTGAGTCTCGTGCTCAGAGCGGTGATAAAGAAGCCATGCGCAACTTGGCGGCCGTTGAACGCAGCATGTACCAGAAGCGTCGCTACCAGCACGTTCCGGTGCAGCCGCTGCTGACTCACGCTCAGACTGGCATGGACACCTACGGTCACCCGCTGGTCATGCACCTGCCATCTGAATCGGTCATCCCGATCCACGTTCCAGGCAACCCGTCTGAGCACGTCGGCTACTACGTCATGCTCGACATCGACGGTAACCCAATCAACATCGCGGACCAATCGTCGTACATCGATGACATCCGTTCGCAGATGAACAACGTCGACAGTTATGCTTCTCAGATCATCCAACAAGCCCGCCGGGGCTTCGATGGTTCGGGTGGCATGCAGAACGAGATCGTTGATGAGCTGGGTAAAGTCTACTCCGATACCGTAGAACGTGATCTGTTGGCACGTCTGCGCAGTGGTGCTCTGTCGGGCAACTACGAGCTGGGTAAGACCGAGAACATCAACCGTATGATGTTTGCTCGCCACATGAAAGGTCAGAAGACCGTCATGTTGTTCGTTCCGCCAGAGATGATGACCTACATCGCCTTTGACTACAACGAATTCGGCGTTGGTAAGTCGGTGCTGGAAGACGGCAAGATCCTCGGGTCGATCCGTGCTTCGATCATGTTGGCCAACACCCTGGCTACTCTGAACAACGCTGTCGGTGGCAAGACCATCGAGATCGAGTTGGACCCTGAAGATGAAGACCCAGTGTCGACGGTGGAGTTCATGCTCTCCGAACACGCTAAGGTTAACAGCCAAGGCTTCAGCAAGATCATCGGCTCTACCCACCCGTTGGGCTTGGCCGATCAGATCCAGAACCATGGTGTGAACGTGGTGGTCTCCGGTAACAGCCGGTACCCTGAAACCAAGTTCAACGTCAACCAGCGCGAAGGGCAGAACAAGCCAGTCGATGCTGATTTCGAAGAAACCATGCGTCGTCGTCACATCCAGATGTTCGGTCTATCGCCGGAGGTCATGGAAGGTATCAACCAGACTGACTTTGCAACCACGGTGGTTCAGAACAACCTGATGCTGTTGAAGCGGGTGATCCAGAACCAAGAGAAGTTCGAGCCGTTCCTGACGGACTTCGTACGCCGTTACGTGTTGAACTCGGGGATCTTCCTGACCGAGATGCGTCAACTGATTACCGACAACAAGCAGTACCTGCCAGAGCACATCACCCAAGACCCGGCACTCAGCGGGGACGAAGGGCTGCAAGTGGACGCGTTCCTTTACGAGTTCATCGAAGCACTGTGCGTTGGTCTGCCAGCTCCAGAAGTGGGCGACATCAAGAAGTCCATGGATTCCTTCGATGCCTACTCCGAAGCGTTGGACAAGGTCATCGACGCCTACCTCAACGAAGAGATGTTTGCTGCGGATACGTCCATCGGCATGGAAGAGCTCATTCCAAACATCAAAGCCGTTGTCAAGGCGGAGTTCCAACGTCGCTGGCTGCGTCACAACAACGTCATGCCAGAACTCGATGTGTTCAACACGGTCACCGAAGAAGAAGGCTCTCCAGTCTTCGATCTGCTGGAGGCTACTGTCGAGCATGTGGACGGTCTCAACAACTCGATCTCCGAGTACGTCAAGCGGGTGGTTAAGGCTGCCAAGCGTCGTGCGAAGGTGCTGGAGAAGATTGCTACCGAGAAGGCTGACTTGGAAACTGCGAAGAACTCTGCTACTGATGCTGCTACTGGCGGCGATGGTGGTCTGGGCGATGGCACTGATCCGACGTTGGATGCAGATCCAAACGCCGATCCTAGCCTGGACGGTGGTGACGGAATGGACTTCGACACTGATCCGAATGCCGACCCAGATGCAGATCCTGATCTGGCTGATCCAAACGCAGATCCAGATGCCGACCCGAACGCTGACCCAATGGCGGACTTGGATGCCGATCCTGACGCGGACCCGGCAGATCCAGATGCTGCTGACCCTAATGCCGATCCGGCAGCAGAGTTGGGTGATGCGTCTGACGTAGCGACCCTTGATGCTCCTGAGGGTGGTGAGGCTGCTGATCCTGCATTGGCAGACGTTGATGCACCGGTTGACCCAGATGCTGATCCTGACGCGGCTCCAGAGGTTCCTGATCTGGATGCTGAGCCAGGTGAACCTACTGATCCGGATCTGGACATTCCAGGACCAGACGCAGAGCCTGCTACTCCAGAGGCACCAGCAGAACCGGATGCTGACGCACCGATCCCTGATGTAGAACCAGATGCTGAACCTGCACCTGAAGTCGACCTTGACGCCCCTGAGCCAGAGGCCGATGCAGCCGCTCCTGATGCAGAACCGGTTGATCCGGACACTGCTCCTCAGGATGGTGATGTAGAAGCTGTACCTGACACCACGCTGGGCGGTAACAACCTTGATGTAGCGGATCTGGATGCTGCGGACACTGCTGCTGCTGAGGTTGATGCTGAGAACCCAGACTTGGCTCCTGAGCCACCTGTGGAAGAGACCGCTGATGCTGAACCTGCGGAGCTGGACATCCCTGACCCAGATGCTGAACCGACCGACCCTGTCGATCCAGAAGCGCCTGTAGAAGAGGAACCAGCTGAGGTTGATCCTGATGCCCCAGTGGTAGAAGACACTGATCCGATAGATCCGGATGCAGAGCCTACTGACCCCGTTGATCCTGACGTGGACCCAGTAGACCCTGTTGATCCAGTCGATCCTGATGCACCGGTTGAAGAACCAGAGCCTGAGGATGGATCTGATCCAGTAGAGCCTGCTCCTGAGGTAGATCCGGATGCCGATCCCGATGCTCCAGTAGTTGAGGAGGAAGAGGAGGAATCCGAAGAGGATAAGGAAGCCAGCAAGAATAAGCGTAAAGCTGATGCGGCTATCAAAGCGCTGAAGCTCCCTAACGAAGGGGGCATTCTTGATGGACTGCCTGACAACCCTGCACCTAAGGTGTAACTGAATAGGGAGGAGCCTTCGGGCTCCTTCTTATGTTGTCTCTGTAATTTAATCCGAGTCGTCCTGATCCTCTGAGTAATTTCGAAATGCTATAAAAAGCATTGTCGGAGTGTAGCGGAGACAATGCGCTAGCGGAGGAGCGAAGCGACGACCTCTCTTATTCTTTATAGTGAACTGGGGACAAGGATGATTAACATCAACATCGTAGCTGACATCCTGTTACTCATTGCATTGGCCATCAGTGCTGGGTGCAGTGCGTGGGTAGATGGTTACGTCAAACAAAAGAAACTAGAGGCTGTCACCGGAGCAGCTACCTTTGCCAGCACGTTACAGCTCCTCTTGTGTCTCATGCTCGTTGCCAAGATTGCAGTCCAGTTATCGCAAGGGGGTATCCGATGAACTCTATCGGCATGATCATCATGTTGGTATTCTGTTGTCTCATTCATCAGCACTTGGGTCGTTTAATCCGGTTGCTGAACTATACCCACATCCGAGAGGAGATGAGACCTCTGCGCGGGATACGGTTGGTGATGGCAGGGTTCATCATTACCTATGCTGTATTGCTGATTAGACGTCATATCGACTTTGTTAACTTGGAATTCCTGTTATGAGTGAAGCCGTCAAGCAAGAACTGAAGCGCATTGATGCTGAGATCGCTTACATCGACAAGATCATGTTGGCTATCCGTGAAGCGGCTGAAGAGAAGCGCCGCACCATGCACACCAAGCACCTAGAGTTCTGCCCGGATTCTCATCAACTCATGGAGCGCTTGGAGATCAAACGGGATGGTCTTCGGTCACGGCGTAGAAAGACTGAGATCTTCGAGGACATGCCTGAACGAAGGGCTGCTCTACGAGGTATCGCCGGCGCCCCTGCTCCAGTAGACGAACCTCCAGCCTCCCATTTCGTCATTCTTTGAATTCTACTCAAAAGAATCTTGGCCCTACATCACTCTAGTGTCAACGATCGTTGCGATGTCTGTTGACACCCACAATGCACAGTAAACCGGAGCAAGTGGTAAATAAATACTACGTCAGGTAATGATGTAGGAGAAGGTACCAGTCTCCGAAGGCAGCATCAGGCGCGCGGTCTGGCAATAGCCACCGCCCCTGACTGCCAATATGCCGTCGTGCAAAATCGTTCCTCTATCAGACACTATGGGAAGACCATTATGGTAAATGCCGTAGAACCACGTCGCCGTAGCAGTGATCAGATTGTCGACACCATTTATGATGATCACTTGAAAGAAATGGAGATCAATAGCCCCGCAGCCCTCTCCCTTGTAAGACGGCTGTTGCAGGACTCTGTAGTCTTTCCAGTGACCTCCCCTAACCGTTACGGTAAACCGCTGCAACCAACGACGTAGGCCCTACCCGTTCTAATCACACGCTAGACTCGTTAACGCAGTCTCCTTTTAGCGATACCCCAGTCACCTGCCATGTTGCGGGTCTACTCCCCATCTCCTAAAAGAGGATGATGGGGAGTAGGGGTATGTCTCTTTCACCCACAATAAACTAGGAGTAACACAGTGCACGTCAACCTTTATACCGACACGGAGTTCAACAGTGGAGGCGGTAAGCTGCTCTCTGCTGCTATGGTGAGCAGTCAAGGCCATCGTTGGTACGAGGCGATCCACCTGCCGGAAGATGTGAAGCTGGACTACTGGCCCAAGCATCACGTGATCCCGGTACTGGGCAAGGCACAGATCACCCGGGATGCGATGTTGGAATCCCTGCTTCAGTTCCTCTGCCAGTTCGACAGTGTCACACTGGTGATCGACAACAACACTGACGCTAACCACTTCGCCAAGCTGTTTGAAGAAGTCAAAGCACCTGTGTTGATCGACATGTTGTTTGTTCGTCCTACCAAGGCGGTCAAGCACGTGTCCAAAGTCCCACACAACGCTCTCAGCGACGCTTACGGCTTGATGGAAGCGGTACTGGGGTCAACGGTGGTCGATCAACGTGGCGTCTCACCACGGGCCGTTTATACGGCTCTTGAACAACGTCGTCTGGGTCTCAATGTCATCAACAGCGAATTCAAGTTCGTGGACCTTGATGCCAACGGCGATGTCATCGTAGAAGTCTTCCCTGTGAAGACCAGCAACCGCACCACAGTAGATCGTTGGACCGATAACTACAATCACGCTATCGGTTCGATCCTGCTCACCCTACCCGCATAACCACCTCGGAGCACCATCATGCAAAACCCAGAAGCAATCACCACTCGCGTCGACCTCGTTGCCCAACCACCCTTCAAGAAGCAGCCTCCATCGCTTCCTCGCATTAACTACGACCAGACCCTGTACTCGCTGCATGTACAGTTCGAATGGCAAGGTTACTGTGTGCGCTTTATCGGCTACCTGTCGCCGGGTACCCAGTACACCAACCAACGCAAACTCGATCCAGCCATCAACCTGATCCTGACCCGCCTGATCGTCAATGACAAGGCCGGGAAATTCATCGAGGGATTCAATGAAGATGCTCCGCTGATGAAAGCATGGAACGGTGACAAGCTGGTGTCAGTCGGTCAGATGTGCGATGAGCTGGGCATCGGTGACGAGCACATCAACATCTTCCTGCAACCGGGCAATCTCAGCGGTTGGGGTCTGAGCAAAGACTACGAGGACACTCCAGAACACAACGCCTTGGTCGAATTGCATGAGCAGGTAATCCCTCTCATGTTCAAATGCGGTCTGGGTGCAGTGAAGCTGCGGTGTGAAGACGGGCAGGTGGCGTTACTGGACATGTACCCTCTGGGTCTGTCTCAAGGCGACATGCCAGGGTTCTGCAAAGCCATGGTAAAGCTGGCGGGTAAACGTAATCTCACCATCCGTGCACATGGCGCTGGTGGTTCGACCTTCAAGCTGAACGAAGGCGAAAACCAGATCGTTCAGACATTCGCATCCTTCGCGATGTGACATAAAGGCCTAGGGGTAATCCCCTAGGCTTCTTTTTTCTTTGTTTAAATGCGATTCGAATTTATTTCAACAATACATAGTTACAGTGAGCAAGGAGAATAATCTACCTGCCAATACTAACCTTGTAAGGAGTTACACCATGGAAGCTAAACAAGCCGCTGTTCTGGGTGCCGGTGCTGTTGCAGTTGCTGGCCTGGGCTGGATGACCAAGCGCTTCTTGCAGAAGCGTGCAATCAAGAAAGCCATCACTCCTGCGGTAGTAGAGACTGCCAAGGACGCTGTAGACATGTCCCGCCTCAATGCAAACAACCAGCTGATCGCTACGCTCAAACAAGCTGCTGCCAAGAAAGCAGCCGACATGAGCCCGCTGGAGAAATGCTTCGATGCCTGGTACACCCGTATCGACACCCTGCTGGATTTCGATCCACGCTGGAAGAATGGCACCGGTTACTTCAACGGCGCTATGACTGTCGGTCTGGCCAATGGCAACATGGCGAAAGCCACTGGTGATTGTGGTCGTCGTCTGATCATGATCGGTACTGAGCACGGCACCGCTGTGTTCTTCGAGCGCTACACTCTGGGCCATGGTCCATTCGTAGTCGTTCACAACACTGCCAGTCAGTTCCGGGAAGAACTCCCGAACGGCAGCCTGAGCGTTGAGCAATTCAACGACTTCCTCACCAAGCACATGAAGTAAGGAGAGTTCATGAAGAACATCCTCATCAGTGTGGCAACCATCCTTGCCATCCGGGTTGCAGTAGACGTCTACTGCACTTCCAGCTTCCGCAAGAAGCTGCTGGCCCGTAACTCTTAATAACCTCGGGGGTGGCAACACCCCCAACCCAGGAGAAACAACATGCGTGAATTTCTTATCGCTGCTGCTGTAATCGTGACTGTCAAAGTCGTCGTTCATGTATCGCTCAATGCGATCGCCCGCAAGTGCTTCGAAACCCAAGCACCGGCATCCCGCTAGTTGTATCAATCTGGAGGCTCTTCATCGAGAGCCTCTACATGATCCAATTACCCTACCCAGTATCATCGGAGATACAACCATGAAAGTATTCACCTACAACCCTACCGCTGCATGCGTCTCCCTGTCCCGCGTTGGTAAAGTCCGCGGTCTGACCGTGGAGTTCTCCCGGGGTAACGATGTAACCTTCCGTCGTCATGGTGCCGGTTACGAGCTGACTCGTATCAACCAAGACTACAGCTTCAACCTCTTCATGTTCACCAGCTCTGTTGATGAGTTGACTCATGACGAGAACGTGATGTTGGTTGCAGCGATGCTGTGCCTGAACATCCATCAAGTAAAAGTGGGCTCCGAGCTGATCACCCTGGGTTCACCTACTGGTGTCATCCACACGATCATCATCGACAGCCCAACCCCACAACCAGTGCGTCATGCATCTGGCTGGGACAAGGCTAAAGAGTTCGGCGTAAGCGGTCACCGCAAAGCTGAGTCTCCTCGCCACACCCGTACCGCTGTAGAACCACTCCCATTGCCGAAGACCAAGAAAGGTTGGTTGGCACTGGGCGCTGTAGCTGCGCTTACTGTGGGTGCAATCGTACTCGCCGCAGCCGTAACTGAAGAATAACTAACCCGCACCTAGGAGTCGCAACATGTCTCAAGTAATGACCGTAAACCAGATCCGCATCCAACTGGCTGTCCGTACCGCATGGGAAGACAAGATCCATGGTGGCGTATCGAAATGCATGCAACAGATCAGCGCAAGCTTTGCTCGCAAGATCAAAGGTGAAAGCGACATGACCTTCCGCCATAAGGCGCTGGGTGAGATCGTCAAACGCCTGAATATCAACAGCATCCCTAAGGACGCCAAGCATGCCTTGGCTGCCCTGGATGTCTGCGACAAGCTGCCACGTGAAATCATCGGCAACAAGCTCGATGGTATCGCGTTCAACAGCGACGAGATGGCCATGAAGCTGGCTGACATCGCCTGGGAAGAAGGCGCTAAGCACGGCCTCGAACCACACGTCTACTAAGGACTGCCACCATGTGCAACAAATGCAGACCCCCTGTTACTGCCGCGTACTTCATCGACGACAAAGGTAACAAACGCGACATCAGCGAGCTCTCGCAAGTCATCGACGAGGTGGTGTTCCCTAAGCCGACTCCCGAACAGGCAAAAGCGTTCGAAGAGTTCTACGAGGCCATGAAGGACCATCCACCGACACACGTTTACGCGTTGGATATACCCGACGAGTAACACCATTAAGAAAAGAGCCTTCGGGTTCTTTTCTTTTTCTAACCAAGGGAATCAACATGAAACCAGAACGCTTGATCGTAGAGTGCCGAGGCAATCAAATCGGTCTCGAAGAACGCCTCCTCATGCAGCATGCTGAGGCCCACGACATCCCGGTGAAGATCTATTACGAGAAGCACATGGCTCGTAACCAGATCCCACTGTCATCCACTGATCTGGTAGCGGGGAGTGTCCCTTTCATCAAGCATGCATTGCGTCAGTTCGGAAAGGAATTGCCTCCTGAGGATTCTTACCCTGAATGTTTGCACCATCACCTGCACCGAAAGGTTGCAAAGATGGATACGCTGCGAGATGCAAAGAACCTGATCGACGATGTCGGCTCGCACTTTGTTAAACCCGTCACCCTGAAACGTTTCACAGGCTTTGTCACCTGCGACTCCATGGACCCTCGATTCAATGGGGCGTCGGATAAAATGCCAGTGTGGGTAGGTAAGGTAGTTGAGTTCGTCAGCGAATGGCGATGCTACGTGGCTAACGGTTGCCTGCTCGATATACGTTTTGCCGATCATGGCGGGGATCGTAAGATCAAGCCTAACCGCGGCATCATCCTAGATGCTGTACGTGACCTGACAGAGTGCGCAGCGCCTGCCGGTTACGCGGTGGACTTCGGTGTACTGTCTACTGGGCAGACTGCTCTGGTTGAACTCAACGATGGATTCTCCATCGGTGCGTACGATGGCATTGAACCTGGCATCTATTGGGAAGTCATCCAAGCCCGTTGGCAAGAGCTGATTGGCTAAGCGGCATAAGAGGGAGCCCTAGGGCTCCCTCTCACGTCTTTCTTTTTTCTTTGTTACGCCACCCGAAGGTTGTTCGGGTGCAGGCCGTCCACGTACTTCTGAGCCACCTTGGCAGCAGCTTCAGCTTTGGTGATCAGACCATCGCGGTTGGCATCCAGGCCCTTGTTCTGAAGGTAGGCCTTGGTCTTGGTGTTCGCTTCACTGAACAGCACGTAGTCTTCAGGCTTGCCCACAGCAGTAGGTAGAAGTATCCTCATGTAGATGTCACTGAGGGTCTTCAACTTGCCAGTGTACGGCTTGAAGAAGTTGTAGACGTAGTCGAGTTGTTGCTCGGCAGTCATCTTCAGCAACGCAGGGAGCGAGGTCTTCGAATCCTTCGCTGCCGCAGCGCCGAACTGAATCAGACCGTAGTACGGAGCACCTGCACCGTTGGCCACGGTAGGACTGAAGGTACCACCGGTCTCGAACGCCATGCAAGACATCAGCGTATCGGTACCGTCCCATGGCAAGGCCAGATCGGTAGCGATCTTGTTGGTCTTGCGCAGGAACTCATCGGAGACCTTGGCAGACCACGCAGGAGCCTTGCAGTA